TATCCATCAACTGTTGAGCACGTTGTACTGCAACGATATGACATTCAACATTATGACCCATCATTAGTGCATAAGCAAAACTATCCCATGAGGTTTTTCCTTCTTTTTTGATCTTATTCAACATACCCGGAGCATACCAACAGATATCGCCCATGGTTAGTCGACTGGCCATTTCACTGGCAAACGGGAACGGAATATCACTCTTAGCCAATGCCTTATTATCAGGAGCCTTGTCCATGATAACCGACCAACGCTTGTTAGTGTGAACAGCATTAGTATATACAAGTCCGTGAGCAGTGGCAATAAACGGCGATGCACAGTCAAAGCTAATTGTAATCTCTGGATTGATATGCTTGCGAATCTGTCTTTGAATCAAAGTTAGATAGCATGACCAGTCTAGTTGTGCAGTACCCAAGAAGTGCATCCAGTTCTTGCCTGTAAGCATACCTTCATCACGCATAGTCATTAGACGCTTGAGTGTAATATCCATTTTACACATGTTAGCACCACCCATGGCCCAACCTTCAGCTTCACGACCAGCATACTTGCCTTTGGGATCTGAAAACTCTTTAACACCTTCGTACCACTTCTCCGCAGTATCCCAGTCCGATCCTTGTAGTACGTTAAGCCATTTAGTGGCTCCTAATCGATTCAATAAGAAATAATCGTTATTGTAACGAGTCTTTTCTAAACAATCTTCAAATGTTTTTAATCCAGTCTTTGGACTATGAATATGGTCACAGGCCCATGTTGGCACGTCTAACATCATAGACCAGTCAGCAGTTAGTTCCAACCATTCGAGAATTTTTTGACGAGTTTTTGTAGCTTCTGGGCCTTCAAAGTTTAACCAGTCAAACTTAAGAACACCTTTACCGATCTGATAACCACCAGAGTCGCCTAAGATCATTGTCTTTGAACGATCACGATCTTGAATCATAGATTCCTGTGTAAGACTCTTTTGTAGATCTAACTGTGCATGACCTGCTGAATACAAGCCGTACTTGTAATAAAAGTATCCTTGTTCGGGATTTAAAAAGTTCATACCTTCAACACCACGATCGAATCCTGCAGGAATACGATCGTCGGTTATAAACTTTTCTAAACGTTGTTTAGCAATGTATGTGCTGTAGAAACTACTAATCGCAGGCAAATAGACTGCGTAGTCTTTCTGTAAGGGTGTTAGATCAACTGGTTGTTTCATATTTAGGCTGCCTGAGCTGGAATGATATATTTGTAAGTAGCAAGTCCGCTGTCTAAAGTAATCTGAATAGCACCTTCATTACTCAGAGACATTTTTGTGTTGTTTACATCTGCAATCTTAAGAATGCTCAAGATTGGAAGCACTGGCCAAGTCCAACCGCGATCAAGTTTGCCTGCAACGTTTTGTGCAAAAATAAACTCGCCGCCGTGTGTGCTTGCATCACCAAAGATAAATTTCAAGTTGCCACCATCTGTCTTTGCTAAAAATGTTGGATGTTCGTTATTAGCACCTGCTTGAAAGTTAAAACGCTGAACAGCACTAACACTAGGTTCAATCTCTACGTCCCACTTAACACCACGAAACTTAACAGTCTTCATCTTTTCGTTGATAATTTCTGTGTTCATAAAGCGATAATCGTTTTTAAAGTCACCATCTTTGTTTTCAAAGTGTAGACCTACTGGCAGTGTTTCACCGTTGCGTTCTGCCGTAGTAATGGTGATTTTTGCATCGTCCTTGTATTCGGCACCATCTAACAAGTATTTCAATTTGTTTAATTGCGGCATACCAAATACGCCAATCATGTCTGCGTATGGGGCACTAGTTTCAGCCTCCATAATAACTGAACGATCGTCAGCCATAGAGTTGATGGTTGTGCCTTTGTCTGTGCCTGTGACTTTAACAGTGGTTAAGAAACCAAGGTTTTGTGTATGGCTTACAATGTCTTGTAGAATATCTTTCATGTTAATTTCCTTTGTATAATAAGATTATATTTAGATCGTGAGTAAAACGCAAATATATTTTACTCAAAATCAAACAGCTTGCTGAATGTATTGTCCGACCTTGTTGAACTGATGTCCCATTCTAAAACACCAATCAAGTTTTCTAACTTTTCATCGATAACTGCATTTTCCATTTCACTATCGTTGAACGGTAGATCCTTAAACCATTGTGGTAGTCTAAGTTCATCTACAGGATATGCCACGGATGTATAGCCCATTGGATTGTCTTTGACCTTGCAGACAATAACTTTGGCTCCGTCAGTAACCGCCATCGAATACTTGTCATCCATCATGCGTTTGAGCGTATTCCAATTAAGGCTTGCTCTAACATGACCAGGCATATTAGTCTTGCCAGCCTTCTTCTCTTTACTGGCGTATTCTGTAATGTTGTTGGCACGTTTAGGTGAGCCTTTCTCCCATCCGGGGCGAGTTTTAAATTCAGTACGGAAATTAGTAATGTATTCTAACACCTGTTCTTTTCCTGCACCATTCAATACCTGTGTCAGCACCTCACTCAGGAAGTCTTGGATAACAACCGGGGTATCTGAACGCTTGAGGTCGAGCCCCATGGCCTTGATCTTACCACCCTGTCCGTCTGTGTCTGCTCGCTTGCCTTCTTTGTCGTAGTAGAGCACTGCGTATCTTTTTTTAGTAATAAACAGACCTTTTGATGCGACGATCTCACGACCTGCTTTGATAACATCTCCCCTTGTTTTTGGGCAGTGGAAGCTGTCTTGCATGAATTTGACGAATGTGTCATTTACAGTTTCTCCTATGGTATCGTAAAGTTCAACTACAGATTCTCTGGTCCACGGCAATGCACCAGAGTCAATGTCTTTTTTAAGTGTTCGATAAGCTGAAAAATAACAACTGTCTGTATCACCGTAGATAATTGCTTTACCTATGTGATCATATTCTCCAGTAACAATCTCATTTACCTTAGCAGCCATGTGCTTGGCAATTGCACGGCCAGTAAGCGTTGTGGACTGACCAATACGATTGTCAAAGAACCTACAACCAGGATTAAGAATAGCACCATAGAGACTGTTGAGGTTAATCTTTTTAACAAGTTGACGTTTGTCCCAATATTCTTCTTCAATTTTATTTCCCGCCTTTATACAATCTTTTAGTTTGGCCTGCATGTCTTTACGTTCAGCATACCAACGTTTAAGCAATCCAGGAATAATACCTTCTTTCTCATAGGTAAAAATAGTGCCGTTAGCTGAAATCATCCAGGGCTGATTACTTTCAAAGATTAAATCATAAATCTGTGCAGCACTTAGTGTATCGCTACCGCCATCTTCCCAGTCAATAGTAAGTTCACGACCAACTTCGCGAGTCATAACCGACGTATATTCAATGCTGCCAAAAATGCCTTCCCATGCACCAGCAAAGCTACGACCTTTTGCCATCTCCGCAGCAATAAAGTCTTTGGTACCATCTTGACGCAGTTGACCCACAATAGTCTCAGGACCCATGTTAAGAGCACGAATTGCTGAAGGATATAGACTGTTAATGTCCAAAGAACCAATCCATTCGTGGATGCCTTTCTTTGGAAACGCAACATATGCACCTGCGGCTTGTGTATCTAGTCCTTCGCGGTTAACACGATTAGGCACAATCATTCCACGCTTGTGAGCTTCGTTGATAATGGCCTGCTCAGTTACAGCAACAGCACCCATTGTGGTCTGCAACAGTACCGTACACTCGTGTGCCAGCGTATTGGCAAGATCCATGAACTTGAGTTTTTTATCTAAGTCATCGAGAAGTTTACAGTCGTTGATGTTGTATTCGACAAATGTTTTAAAGTCGTTGTTGTATAGTTGATCAAGTGTGCCTTCGTACTGTGTCTTTCTTTGACCTAGCTCGTATTCGGCAATGGCATCTAATCGATAGGTGTGTCGTTCTTCATACGTGTACTTGCGATACAGTTCGAGGCTGTCTAAGTGAACACGCCCATGAAAGTCATATGTAATAGCAGTCTTACCATACTTTTCGTATTCACGCTTTTTAGGAAATTGGTTCCACAAGCAAAAACGTCTTGTATCTTCTTTGCTTAGTGATTTAGTAACACGATTAACGGTATACGGTATATCAAAGCCTTCTGAGTTCCAACCTGACAGCACGTCGGCATCTTGTATTAGATCAAGGAAGGTGTCTAACATGTCCGCTTCACTGCTAAACAACATAACGTTGGGAAATTCCTCAACTTGCTTCTTGGCTTCTTCCATACTCAGTGTCTTAGGCGGAATAGCCAAACAAACCATAGTTTCCATCCATTGAAGGTAGACAGCAATTGCAGTAATTGGCATAAATGCATCTTCAGACGATGCATAACCACGTTCTGGATCAAAGTCTACCTCAATGTCGAAGAACGCTACGTTTAGTTTAGGAGCATCGATGTTTAGATAGTGATCTTCAAGACAGCGATAAATGGGATTAATATCGCTTTCGTATAGTTTTTTGTTTGAATGAATAGCCAGTTCTTTGCGATGTTCTTTGACATTCTTTGAACTTACACGGCTTAGGGGTTCGCCCTTGATTGAAAGGAATTTACCTTTAGGGTCGTTGTAATAAAAAATATGACGAGCTGGATATTCTTTATAATGTCTTTGACCTTTATCATCTCGTTCGACGACATTGATCATATCCTGCTCTCTATCATAGAAAGCGTCTACGTAACTCAAATTTTTCTCCTATGCAATTTACGGCTTGCAAATACCAACATGCGGTTTATGGCCCGCCGACCTTGCTTATGAATTACTTATCATCCTAGTTATGGCTATGATATCGATAGTGGCTATTAATGCATAGTTAGCAATCATGCCAGTGCTTCCACGTGTCCAAGCAGCCCACGCAAAAATAACACATTGAATAATAAACAATGGATACAGGTATATAAACGGAGGAGTAGGCAATGTATAGCCCATCCAAATAGTACAACCAATACTCATAAACCACGCTAACAATTCTAGTACAAATCGTACCGGATGTGTAGTGTAGTCTTCTTTAATCCAATCAATAGTTGAACTAAACATTAATCAATGCGCTTGGTAATTTCTAAGATAGCTTCAACTTCTTGCCAATCTTCGTCGTGAGCTTTAAAGTCGCCCTTGTGAGCAATCTTGATTGCTTTATTAATAACACTTGGTTTGATTTGTAATTCTTCGGCAACTGCTTTAACAGTTTCTTTGAGACCTTCGTTGAGATCTTCTACTTCACGCAGTACATTAGAGCCTTCGTTGATCAAACGCTCGAGCTTTGCTTTTTCTTCTGGACCATACATCTTTGGCATAATAGTTCTCCTATACAACTATTATACAGCCATAAAAAAAGCCAGTCAACTAATTAACTGGCTTTTGGATGTAATTGGTTAAATTACTTTTGGTCTTCGCTTAGTACGTCGTACATTTCGAAC